ATGATTATAAAAATAAAATTATTGATATCTTAAAATCAAATGATGATAAGAGAAATAAATATATGAAAGTAAGACAAGCTCTTATTGATTCTAAATCAAAAGACTTTACTGATTTATATACAACTTTATACGATACTGTAGAGGAGTATGGAGGTGAAAATACATCAAATGTAATTCTAATCTTAGGTGATGGTGTAAACAAATCAGCAACTGCTATTGATAAGGAAATTATTGCAGCAGCAACATTAATTCAAATTTTAAATATTATATAATGGCTAACATTTTAGGAGCAGGTGGACAACCAATCGGAGGACAAGAAGAAAAACCAATTCCATTAGAAAAAACTGAAGCAATTGGATGTAAGGGTTTGGATTTCGTAAGATTTCAAAGTTATTAACAGGCAAACCAAAAGATGAAGTATTACCCGTAGAGTTATTCTTATGTGGTGATTGTGGTGAAGTATTAAATGATTTATTACCTCCGGGTTTAAAAGTAGAAGAAGAAGCATAATATGGCAGCAAAAACACTATTTGACCATTTAAACGCAATTTGTGATAAGAAAGACCCAAAGTATTGGGACACACTTGATGAGAGTGATAGAAAGACATGGAGTAACTATTTGATACTTCGTTTTCTTTCTATGAAGCCTGAGTGGATAGAACTAATTGCAGATATACAACCTTATATACAAGAAGCTCCGCCTAAAGCAATGTATCTTGCTTTAATTGGATTGATTCCAAAGACAAGAGCATTTCTAAAATATATGAAACCCGCATCATCTGAAAAGTATGAAGATTGGATTATTGAATTGGTAGCAAGGCAATATGAAGTATCTAAATCAGAAGCAGAAGACTATCTTAAAATCCTTTATGAAACTACCAGCGGTAAGATGCATATTAAGGAAATAGCGGAGAATTATGGTACTGACCCTAAACAAATTACGAAGCTAAAATTAAAGGTTTAGATTTGGTAATATCGGGTATTTTTCGTATCTTTATACAATAAAACAACATAATGGCTAAAGTATCATTTTCGCAATATAGTATGTGGAGTTCATGCCCACATCAATACAAATTAAACTACATAGATAAGTTAGGTGAGAGTTCATCTAATATCCATACAATATTTGGAACTGCTATGCACGAAACAATCCAACATTACCTTTCGGTTATGTATGGTGTTTCTAAAAAGCAAGCAGATGAAATCAATAAAGATAAGCTCTTATTAGAAAAAATGAGAGAAGCTTATAAAAGTGAAGCTGATAAAATGAGCGAAGGAACTCCTTGTACTCAAATTCAATTGGAGGAATTCTATGGAGATGGTAGGCGAATTTTAACTTGGTTAGATAAGCATATGCACAAATTCTATTCAAAGAGTGGATTTGAATTAGTGGGTATTGAAATTCCATTAAACGCAACTATTAAAGAAGGCGTACACTTTATTGGATTTATTGATATTGTACTTAGGGATTTGGCGGAGAACTCAATTATCATTATAGATTTAAAGACATCTACTATGGGATGGAATCAGTATCAAAAAGCTGATAAGATGAAAAACTCTCAAATTCTCCTATATAAAAAGTACTATTCAGAATTATTTAATATCCCTTTAAACAAAATTAAAGTGGAGTATCAGATACTTCGTAGGAAATTACCCGAAGACTCGGCATTTCCAATTCCACACGTATCCAAACACATTCCAGCACATGGTTCACCTTCGGTTACCAAAGTATATGATGAATTTATGGAATTCATTAATACTGTATTTGATGATGGTGGTGGATTCAAAGATATCGAATTTCCTAAAGTACCAGGCGCAGCAAAAAAGAATTGCAAGTTTTGTGAATTTGGTAATAGAGGAATATGTGATAAAAAGGCTACAAAATAAAATTTTATGTTTTTTTGAAAACTTTATATTTATATATACAAATATATTTATAATGAATCAAGACAACACAAAACTAACAACTGTGAAAATACTGAAAGACGTATATTCATCATTTAAAAAAGTATCTTTCGATTCGGATGTAACACTTCAAAAGCTGGTAAATAGAACAGTTGAAAGATATGTTAAGGACGATGACTTTAGAAAAGAAATGAATGAATACCTACAATTACAAATCTCAGGTTCACAATTTTAAGAAACAAAAATAAGTTATGGCAAAAAAGAAGAAAATACTTTTACTTTCGGATGATTTAAGAATGGCAAGTGGTATCGCCACAATGTCAAAAGAATTGGTATTGGGAACTGCACACAAATACGATTGGTATCAGGTAGGAGCAGCAATCAATCACCCAGAAGCAGGTAAAGTTTTAGATGTTAGTGATGATATTCGTAATACATATGGTATTGCTGATGCCAATGTTAAGATTCTTCCTTGGAATGGGTATGGTAATGCTGATTTGATTAGACAATTAATTAATTCAGAGCAACCAGACGCTATCTTACACTTTACTGACCCTCGTTATTGGACATGGTTGTATGATATCGAACATGAAATCAGACAAAATGTTCCTCTTTTATTCTATGCAATTTGGGATGATTTACCAGACCCATTATATAATCGTAACTACTATGAGAGTTGTGATTGGATTGGTTGTATCTCACGTCAAACATATGGTATCATTAAAAGATTATCAGCATTAGATACAAAACCAACTTGGAAACCAAAAGCAGATTGGCAAGTAGCATATGTACCACATGGTATTAATACAAATGTGTACAAACCAGCTGATGTATCGGCTGAATTCCGTAAAGAAATATTAGGTGATAAACAATACGATTTTGTTCTATATTGGAGTAACCGTAATATCAGAAGAAAACAACCTGCAGATGTTATTGTAGCTTTCCAAAAGTTTTGTGATAAGATTGGTAAGGAGAAAGCAGATAAATGTGTATTAGTAATGCACACACAACCTGTTGATGAGAATGGTACGGATTTACCCGCAGTAATTGATGCAGTAGCACCAAATTGTAATATTATATTTTCAGAAAAGAGAAGAAGTCAAGAAGAATTAAATCTTATTTACAACTTGGCAGATGTAACAATCAATATAGCTAACAACGAAGGATTTGGATTAGCAACTGCAGAATCTATAATGGCTGGAACTCCAATCATTGTAAACGTAACTGGTGGATTGCAAGACCAATGTGGATTTGAAGTTGATGGTAAGATGCTAACTGCAGAAGATTACATTAAGATTGGTTCACTTCACCAATGGAGAGAGTGGGAAGGTAAAGCTAAGCCTGGTCCTTGGGCATTGCCGGTATGGAGTAGAGCATTGGCATTAGCAGGTTCAGTTCCGACACCTTATATTTGGGATGATAGAGTTGATATAGAGGATGTTGCGGAAGCAATTGAGAAAATGTACAACACACCAAAAGAAGTCCGTAAAGCAAACGCATTAGTGGGTAGAGAAGCATTTATCGGAGAGATGGGATTGACAAATACAAATATGTGTCAGCAATTAGAAAACGGAATCGAATCAGTTTTTGAAAATTGGAAACCAAGAGAAAGATTCGAAGTATTTAAAATTAAATAAGTTATATAAATGAAACCAACATTAGTATTTCAAGGACCTATATTCACTCGTAGTGGTTACGGTGACCATTGCAGAGATTTAATGAAATCCCTACGCAAGATGGATAAGTATGATATTAAAATTATACCTTTGAGATGGGGTAACACTCCACAAAACCAAGTAGATGGTACAACTGAATTCGGAAGATGGATGTTGGAAAGAGTAATTGGGGCAATAGAGCAGAAGCCCGATGTATTTGTACAGGTTTCAGTAGCAAATGAATTTGATTCAAAAGGATATTATAATATTGGTGTAACTGCCGGAGTTGAAACAACATTTTGTCCTAAAGATTTTATAGACGGGTGTAATAAAATGGATTTAATATTAGTTCCATCTTATTTTACAAAACAAAACATAGGAGGGACTGTATATCAACAAAAAGACCAAGCAACTGGACAGATTGTAGGTGAAATAAAAGTAACAAAACCAATTGAAGTTCTTTTCGAAGGAGTTGATACTGATATATTTTCTAAAGGAAGTGGTAAGGATGTATTGGCAAATGTAAAAGAAGATTTTAATTTTTTAGTTGTTGGTCATTGGTTAAAAGGTGAACTAGGGCAAGATAGAAAAGATATAGGAATGATTATTAAAACATTTGCAACCGTATTCCAATATCTACCAAAAGATAAAAGACCTGGTATTATTCTTAAAACATCACACGCTGGATTTAGTGTTATAGATAGAGAAGCAACTAGAGAAAAAATTGATGGAGTATTAAAAACATTTGGAGATAAATGTCCATCTGTATATTTGTTGCATGGTGATATGGAAGAAAGTGATATGAGTAATTTATACCACCATCCAAAAGTTAAGGCAATGATTTCATTTGCTAAAGGTGAGGGATATGGTAGACCTATGGCTGAGTTTACTTTGACTGGTAAACCAATTATAGCTAGTGGTTGGAGTGGGCATATGGATTTTTTACCAAAAGATAACGCAGTTTTATTGGAGGGTTCATTAACAAATGTACATGAATCAGCAGCTGACCAGTTTTGTATGAAAGAAGCACAA